CCTTGAAGTGTTCTGTCGCTGCTGTAATAAGGGAAGCGTAGAAGTTCTCCATCCCTGTAGACTTTGTAGTGCTGACAGGTTTCTTCACTGATTCGTCTTTTTGTGAGCCTTTGGGCTGATCCTTGAAATTGAACATTGGTGGGCATGTGATTGTGATTATCTGGTTTTGTCAAGTTTTGACAACTAAAACAAAATGTATTTCCGTCGCTGTATATAGCTTTCGCATCTGAAGAGCCGCATACTTCACACGGCTCATGTCTTAAAAATTCTGCTGTCATTTCAGCCAATCAACTGGTATGCAGTGTGCAGCGCACCAAAGTATTCCGTATCGCTCACACCATTTCGCATAAGTTGTTTTACTTTTTTTGGAGATCCTTTTGTATGGATCTTGAAAGACCATGCGAAGGTCAATCTTTGGGTTATCTTTTATGACTTGTTTTATCTTTCTTCTAGATGGTGGATCCCAATATCCTTTTACCTCTAGTATTACTCCGTTGTTTGGTAATACAAAATCAGGAGTATAGCTGTGTTGAATAGTGTAAGGGTAGGACGTTTCCTCATATTCGTAGTCAACGCCCAACGTTACTAATAGATCAGCTACTTTCTCTTCAAGTCCTGATCGAAATGCCATTAGAAGTCGTCGTCTTCTACTGAACTTGGTGTAGTGTCAGGTACTACGTTTGGTTCTGATGTTTTAAATCCGTCAGTGCTACCAAATAACTCGGCTGCTCCTGCTTCATCTAAATCACCACTGTCTACACCTACCTCTGACTGGATAGCTATTATCTGTACCCCACTCAACTTGAGTGATGTGCCATAAGTCACGCCATCTCTTAGTATGTATGGCTTCTGAGTAAATCCAAGCTTAACTTTACTGCCTGCATATACTGGTGTATCTGTATTTGTTATTGGTGTGCCCTCAGTATCTACAACTGGTGGTCTCTTTTCATCATTCCAAGAAAACTTAATTAAATACTTACCCTTTGATACCTCTTCCCATGGAGTTGGTTTAAGTGTAGATCTTTTAGGATTCTTGAGTTTACTCTCTGCCCACTTAAGGCAGTCCTCTCTTTCATCTTCTAGTTTAGAGATTAGATCATCTCCAACTATCGCCTTTAGAGAATAGCCAAACTTACTTGGCTTTAACACAGCCTGATAACCTTCAAGGGTTACAGGTTCTGGGGTGACATGTATGTTTCTCATTAACAGAAAAAATATTGTGAATCAATTACGGCTTCTGGTTTTAAGTCGCCAATAATCGGTGGTTGTTCTTCAGCTCCTATTGCTAGGGCGAAGTCGGTTAGTGGTTCATGCTCTGCAAACAGACGCATGTATGTATCTCGTACCAAGGTGGACAGTTTACACATATCAGTAGCTCTACATAGAACTGAATCATGTATCAATGCAATAGGTGCGTTGAAGTTCATTACAGCCATGTGGAGAAGACTTGCATCAAGCGAGTGTATCAAGTTAGGAGCGGTTGCATTCTTGTGATGCTTCAGGTCTACACCTGTTTCAGCTCCAGATACATGTACCTCACATCTACCCATTAACTGTGTTCTTATAACTGTCGACTTGGTTTTCATTAGTCTTTGCTTAACGTTGAAACCAGATGGTGTTGTCCATCTAATCTCATCAGCTCCAGCTCGTATTGCTCGAGCTATCTCCGTTTCTATCCATTTCATAACTCGCATTGCGCCGGGTACAACTACATTCATTGCTGCGCGTACCGCAGATACACATTGAGTTAGTTCTTCTTTATCAACATCAACACCTTTTTCTTTGAAGGCGTCCCTGATATAGGATCTGTTACTAAAAGGTTTAGCATTGTAAGGTATTGTCATCACGCACCTTTTGGTCACTTTCCTGTCCCAGTATGGCTTTAGCCTGTCAGGGATAGCCTCCACGCTCCTTGAAGCGATGGTTGCATAGGCGTCTTGGGGTTTGTTGCTTCCAATGACATTTACCATGCGAGCAGTGGAGGCGTCCTTGGCGAGACCTGCGAGAATCTGGAGACCACTACATGTAGCGTCTACTGCTACTGGCAAGTGAGTCTCATCTCTGTGTTCGTAATGCAACTCGTACCATTCGTTACAGGCAGCCAAAAATAACCATGGCTCGTCTGCATTTTCCCAGTCAGCTATGTTACCGATTGGGTCAGACCATACGCGGTGTACTAACTCTCTATTCTCTCCTTTCTCTACCCAGTCCAACCTCTCTTGCATGGTTGCTTTATCTAAACCATACGTAGTAGCTAGTTGAAACTTTATCCATTCCATACCTTTTGGTGTTATCTTTGCACCTTTACTGAAGAGAATCAGACTTTTTCCAAAGTCAGTGTCTTGAGGAGTTAATAGGTTGGGAATGGGATATGCTCTACCTCTATAGTCGAAACTCCAAGGAATATAATAATCTTTTCCTTCAAACTCTCGTACAACTTCCATCGTCATACGAGTACGGCAGGACTTACGAACTTCAGCAGCCTGCAAATTTCTAGCTATTGTTGCTTCTTTCTTCCAACTCTTCCATACCTCCTTGCTTGCTTCCTCTGGAGGCTTGGGAGGTATCTCATGTTGAATAACAGGTCTAAACTTTCCTACGCTAATTCCTCTTTCTTCTAGTTCCTTCGCTACCTTTACTATAAAAGGATTTAGCTTATAAGAAACCTTCTGAATTTTGTTAATAAACTCGTAGGGGATTTCTCCCTGTATAAGCCCGTCATTGCTCCTGCGGATTAAATTATGGCAACGTGTTAAATCATTTAGATAGTAACCACCATCTTGGAGAGCGTGCCAATTACGAGGAGGGATAAGCATAGGCTTAGCAAGTGGACTGAATAACTCAGCCATTCGGGTGATTTCTGCATGTTGTTTAATTAATAATTCAGAGGGTATAAGTACTGCTATTGTTTTTCTACCTTTACGTATCAAGTCTCTTTCAAACCAGCCTGATACTTCCATTAGACAATCCATAAGGAAGGTTCCGACCTTGACTTTGGTAGTCTTATCCCAACGTATCCAAGGTGTTATGTTTTGTTTGTGCATAAGTGTTTGTATGCACTTACGCTTGTATTCAGTCCCTTTGGCTTGATGCCAGTAATTCTTTTTAAGTGTAGCTAAAAGAGCTGGAGCCTCTTGCTCGTAGTATTCCATTTGCGCTTCACCTTCAAGAGCTGTACCAATAGCCATGGCAATAGTTGTTATGTAACCCTTTTTTTGCTGTGGTGAAAACACATGGTCGAATACGACCTTGCAAGTAAGTAATGCTTGGACTGCTGTGTCGGCAGGGAATACATGCTTGTGAAGCAGCACGTTATCTTTTGCTCCTATTGTTTTATATCTTTCTTTTTTACTATCAATGAATGCAATTAGATCAGGCATGATGGAGTTAACACATGCTGAGCCATAAACAGTAGCGGAAGCGTACGTCTTCTCCTCTAACTTCGTAGTGTTAGAACGGAGCTTATGTAGTCCACCACTTATTTGTTTACGCTCGAACTCCTGTTGATCTTCAATCTGTTTTTCTGTGAGCATGTTCTGTAGATATTTCTGTGCACTTTCGTACACTTAACAAATAAGAAAGCGACTAGCTTTTGGGCTAATCGCATGCACTTTGTTACATAACTACTGGTGGATTTTAAGTCCGGCGCGTCTACCAATTCCGCCACACTCCCAAGGGATCTCAGCGATTCTAGTATAACAATTCGTCCAAAAAATTTCCAAAATTGATGTAAAAAGTGATGATTTTCGATTCTATAGATGCGTTGGATTACGCTATAGCGAAGTCTATAGAATTAACTTGTTCAGCTAACTGTTTATCAGCAGCATGTAAATAGCGTTCAGTTACGCGAGTTGAGGAGTGACCCATATGATGAGCAACGTCCTTGATATTGACACCAGATTGAATCATCAATGTGCCGTATGTATGACGTAAGCCATGAAATGTATATGAACCATCAAGTTTATTGATAGCACGTAGACATTTTCTAAACTTATGTCTTAGAGCATCTGCATTAGCCCAGTCATCACCAAATAAATTGGTATTTTCCTTGCACCTTCGTACAAGCATAGGCTTTAACTCTTTGTGTAGACCGCAATAACGAGCCTTTACACCTTTGGCTTTAGGGTTAGTCACGCGAATCATGTTGTTGTCAAAGTCAATGTCATTTGCTTTGAGACATAGAATACGTCCTTGTCTTATACCAGAAAGAGCTGCAAACAAAATAATTTCAGCTAAGTCTTCATGGTAAATAGCTTTGGCGTAAGCAATCATGTCTTTGATGTCTTGAGCAGAATAAGCATTCCTTTCTTGACAATCTTCGTCCTCACTAAATCTTTTAAATCTAGGGACTGTCCAGTCCTGAGATAAAAGCTCCATCTCTTGAGAGAATTTGAGGATTTTAGATATTGCTGAGATGTAACGATTAAGCGAAGCATTCTTCATGCCTTCTGCTTTTAGTTCGTAACAGTCATCAAGCATCATTCTCATAGTAATTCTATGAGGGTCGAACGACTCTGAATGTGAAAGAGGTGCGCTCGTAAATTTACCTGAATAAAGAATAGCTGACTTACGACCTCCACCAGATACCCAAGCAGGGTGTCGGCGTAGTGTAATGTCTCTACATTCTTTCCAAGTGGCACGTTTTTTAACCATAAAGAATGTCTTTGAGTTGTTTGACTAGAAGCACACCTTGAGGTGATAGCTTCATGAGTTGTTTACGCATGTCAGTTGGATCTCTGTATTTGATAATCCAATTAAGTCCACGTTTACCCAGCCTATGTTTACTAGATAACCAATCCGTATTACGTGATGCACTAGCACTAGGCATGTTTAATCCTTCATACTTGTCCTGAAGTTGCACTTTCGAGCAGTCATCGTGACTAGCAATATAAAGGAAGACGCTTATAACCTGTGCAGGAATCTCAGGGTCATAACTTCTGAAGAGTTCCATCGCCTTCAGGAGGCGTGCAGTTTGGGCATCTGTTATCTGGCGGAATGGGTCGCTCATTAGACTTAGAGGCTGGACATTGATATTCTAGCGTAAGATTACCAATGTGGATAGAAAAGTCACAGAACTTGTCTTCGTCATAACCGATATACAAGTTCTTATGGCTAAAAAGTTGCATTTGTTAAGCTAAGTAAAGGGCATTTCGTTAACCAAAAAGTTAAAGAACAGCTTAAGTATAGGTAAATTAACCTAGCTCTGCAACAATATTCGTATCATCTGCTACCTGTTCAGTCATTATTCTTAACAATTCTTCTTTATGTGAATGAATGTTAATAAGTGTTACAAGTTGGTTGAATCGTCTGTTAAAAGTCTGTTCCTTCATGGATTGTTAAAGTCAATTGGTGGTGGCATGAGGTGATAAACACCGTCCATAGTTGCTAAAGTTACGAGATTATTACCCTTCATTGCTTTCTTAAGTTTTGCTTTTGTGTGATATTCCGATTTATATGTATGTTCAACTATTTTTCCTGTATTTAAATCTTCTATTCTGATAATGCCAAAGTGTGAGCTTGGCAATTGATAACCATGTATCTTCCAGTCCTTAAATTCTTCGTAAGGCATTTCAGGGAAGTACGATGACGGGCATTGCTTGATAGCATCCCAGTTATTTGGATAGTATTTACGCTTCATCTTGTTTTACATCTATTAGTGTGTATCCATAGTGGTTGCAAAATTCTTTAGCTTGCCAAGCTGCATCCTCGTCTGAAGTAACGCCTTCAGCGAAGTGTATTTGTTTTAAAAAGAGCGAGTCTTTTGGCTGATAAGTCATTAAATAAGTCATTGCGTCCCTGTGATGCGTGTGAAGATTGCAAAGGGTTTTATGACTGTTTGCTAGTCAGGGTGGTGTTTTTTGAAGGTACAAACGTACCGGTGGGTTTTTTCAGGCACCTCTGAGGCGATTTAAATGCCCTGTTTTAGCAGATGAAATGCCCAGAACAGCTAAATTGCCACTTAAACGGGTACATGTCGCCATATTCCTTGGCTACTCGGTTGTCTACTATGTTTGCTATTGCGTCCCTGTCTTCCCATGTGAGAATGTCGGCAATGTTTATGTCCTTGGTGCGGTGGAGCTTTTTGTTAAAGTCTTCCGCCTGTTTCATCAGGTCGTTGTACTCCATTAGTAAAGAATACCTCTTGCGTCATTACAAAACTCTTCAAGTTTTTCTTTAACCTTGTAAGGCTTAATGCGTACGTCCATGTAAAGTACAAGGTACTCGGCTGCTGCTCTAACTTTATCGTCGTCCCAGTCTGGTTCTGCCTTACGAACTGCTTCTGAGTAGTTCAGTGTTTGTTTGATGTCGATTGTCATAAGATTACTTCTCCTTCGGGTGATAGTTGTACTGTGTAGTCAATAGTTGGTGCGCTGTCTATGCTGTCATCAAGTGAGACGTTGCCCATGATGCCACTTCTTAGTGCTGCCCAGAGTTGTTGCTCTGCATCCTTGGCATCTTTAGCTTCGAGACGATAATAGTCTCTGCATGTTTGCGTTACGCGTATTTCGTATTTAGTCATACCTCTCTTACCTCCAGTTCTTTAGTAACCATGTCATGTAGTTCTACGGAAAGATCTTCTTTAAGCAAGTTACGTAAACAAGTTGTACTACGTGGGCGTAAAAGGTCTAACCATGCTTGTTGTTCAGTGTTAGTCATACGTCGCAAAGGGTTGGATTCATTAATTCATGTACTTCGGCTGCATCCCTGCATTCGAGCATGTTTTGATACTCTTCATGTGATGTACTCATTTCTTCAAGTTTTTCAAATAGCTCACGTGGTGAGTATTTGTACATTGCGTCCTCGCCTAGCAAGACATCGCATACGTTAATAACAAACCAGTGCTTGAGCATTGGCTCGCCAGTAAATAGACCGCCGTCCTTGTCATAGTCTTCGACTGCTTGGCGGTAGTGGTGTAGTTCCATGATGCCGTCCTTGTCTGGGTCGGGTGGTGTTCCGTATTGAAAGGTCATTAGTAGCTTGGTTCTCCTTCGGGTTCTGGGTAGGTTGGTACGGGTACGTCCTTGCGTCCCTGCTTAGGTTTAGTCTTCGTTGCGTCCATGCTTGTGAAGTGATTGTGATATGAGTGTGGCGTCCTTGATTGTGAATGATTGTGATGAGTGTAAAAATAAAGAGACCCCAGTGATAGCAAGGGATCTCAGGATTATTTAATTATATTAATTATTACGAATTAACTACAACTCGTGCATATTCATAACGTGCGGATGTATATCCGACGTCCTTGTTGATTACCCGATAACCCTGATCTAGCAGGCGTTTATGGGTAATGTCTGCATTACGTGTGGACTCTGGTGTTGAATCATCATATACCATGTATATGTGATTATTTGCCATTATGCTACCTCCTTGTTGTGTACTAATGTGGACAGTTTGGCGTTAAGCTTTTTAGCTCTATTGCCATGAGCTAAGAATGCAACGGCACAAGTGCGCTTTGACTGAGCGCATAGACCGCAGTCAACACAGTTGGTATCTGATGTTTGAGCTGGACAGACAACAACTTTATTGTTGTTTGGTGTATGTGTTGGGACGTCCTTGCTGTTGTCTACGACAACTACCGCAGGAATCCCGTTAGCAATAGCGTCGTCAACTTGAGACATAGTCTCACAACTGGCGTTAACTGTGAAGCCGTTGTTGTTGGCATACTTCACAGCCTCTAGATTATGTAAATAATCTAACTTGTGGTGTGTGTAGGTGTAGCCTCTAGCTTTGCTAGTTTTGTTGGCGTCAACTAATGACTTGAGCAAGTCAAGTCTGATTAGTTCACGTCCTTGATCATCAGCTACCCAGCCGAGGTCGCCAGCTTGGTTGTGCCTCCATATCTGGCGAGGCTTGAGACTACTTACGTAGTCACAAAGGTCAGACCAAGAACCACCTCTCTCGTGAGAGGTAACTTTTTTCCAGTGCTGAGCTAAGTGAAATCCAGACTTTGCGTAGCAATTGCCGTCGATATGTGGGCATGTGGTTGGGCATGAGCTTGACTCGGTAGTAGTCACCGGCATTCTGCCGGTTTTGGCATTGCTAGATTTTTTTGTGATGTGGACAAACATGACAGAATGGTACGATGGTGGACAGAATGACTAAACACTAAAGTGTTAGTCAATAGCGTCCTTGGGGAGTCGAACCCCAAGCAAATACCCAGACGCTAACTAGCCAGAGGCTAGAAAGGTAGTGCCGCCTTGCTATCGCAAGTAGCACCGATGAACTGGTAGCAAAGCTTACCAGTAGCGACAGTGTTACCGTAAAGGTAATCTCTGACACGGATAGCTTTCTGTGAAAGCTCTTGTACCCAGAAACCTAATGACATATTGTCATTAATGAGCAAGTTAAGAATCTTAGCTCTGCTAACGTTTGAGTACTTGTACTCATAGCCATTGGTGTAACGTAGTGTCACTGAACCCTTGAAAGGGTTGACCTGTATAGCTTCTACTGCTGTAGAAGTGCGAGGTGTTGGCTTGATTGAAACGTTGAACATAATCGAAAATTTGTAAAGAACAATTTGAGAGGAGTTGTAGTTAAGTTATATTTATCTCTCTCACCCTTTCAGGAGAGAGAAATATAACATAACGTTAAACAACTCTCTCTCTTCTCAGTATAGTCAACCCTATCCACTTTCGTACAGTGTTCTTAACATTTTGTAACAATAGATTACAAGTAATCTTATTGTTGTTTGGGGTATGGCAACAGATCGCTTGACAGCAGCTCTCACGCCTGCGTTCAAGACAATCCGCCTGCGCGTATGTCGCGAATGTTTAGCAACGCGCGATATGGTTCAATCCCTGCCATCGTTCGGTGAGGGAGCGAGCGAAGCGAGCGGCATCCCTGTCGTACCAATGGTTTTCTGCGGACTACTAATCCGCCGACCTCGCGCATGCCGCGCTAGATTGAGTCGCGGGAACAATTAACGCAGGCGCGCCCCTGCGGTAACGGGAGACCCCGCCATGGGGGAGTCCTGCCGCCGTCGACATATATATACC